GAGGAACCAATCGGTTAGGTCAAAGACTCAAACGCTATAAGCGTATTTGTGAGTTTGATGTTAGTGGTCTAGATAGACGTGTTCCCATTTTGAAAGATATTTTTGAAATGAAGAATAGTCTTCTACCAAATGATCCATTTATGCAATGGGTCACAGAAAATAATTGTGAGTCTTATTTAGTTATGCCCAACGGTGATTTGGTGAAGAAACTGTGGGGTAATAACTCCGGTAGTGGTAGCACTACTGCAGATAATATTTTGTGTATGTCAGTGATGATTATGCACTTTTATTTATATCTATTTTATATATCAGGACAAAAGTTTAATCGAAAGTTGTTTGAGTTTATAGTGTTTGGTGATGATTCTTTATTGGGAGATAATCTTGATATTGATGATGATACCTACAAAACAGCTTTAGTTAGAATTTTTAGTTTATATGGTTTGGAGTTAGATCCTATAAATATAACTCATGACATTTCAGAATGTCATTTTTTAGGGTTCCGTTTTAAGGAACATGAAGGTTTTTATATCCCTCAATATAATTTAGATATATTAGCGTTTTCCTTTCTTCATAGCAATGGTGAAGCTAAAATTGATGCACAAATCTCTAAGATTTGTTCATTACTTTTGATGTCAGCTGGCCATGGTGAAGAAGTTTTTTCGTTGTTTTTAAATTCAGTCAAATCTATCTTGATTCATTGTAATCATGTAGATAGTAAGAGATTGCGTTACAACAACTTCGAAGCTATACCAACTTATCAACAAGTGATAAACTGGTATTTAGGTTTTGAAGGTAGCAGAATTTCGGAAGTTTTTTTAAAATTTTTATCTTTCGACCTTTGAGTAAGGGTATTTTATATGGAGGAAGGGTAGGTACAAAATACTTTTATGAAGAGAGTAGAGCGAGCGAATAAGCTTTTAGAGAAAATCCAGCAAAGAACTGGTATGAGTGAGGAAGGTAAGCAATGGCTTATCTTAGCACTGGATCCTATGCATGATGAGAAATTGTCATGTGAAGGTTATCCAGATAGAGAGGTTGGACCCTCAATAGTCCAAATAGTCAAGCAGAGTGCAACATTTTCTATGCCTGGATCTTATCTGGGAGGTCGAACACCAGCGACTTCTTGGAATTTCCATGTCATGGTTGATGATAATCACATTAGATATAATTGTGATGCCATTGGTGGTGTGTCTAAGGATCTTAATTACATTAAAGGAGCTAATCTTTCCGATGCTAATGTTTTACCTATAGGCGGTTTAGTTGTAGTAGCATATATAGATGAGTCAATACCTATATATTTAGCAGCAGCTGTACCGCAAGATTACACCAATTATCCAATAGTGGATATGGCTATACCCTCTGATTATTTAGAAGGAAAATCAAGGATTTTATCTGCCGGTTTTGAAGTTGTTAACACAACTTCTCAACTTTATAGAGGTGGGACATGCTTGGTTTATGAGATGCCCGAGTCTCAAGACAAACCTGTTTCTTATTGGATGTCAGGTGCATATGTTGGTTCCGTAGAGGAGAACAAGAGAAAGGAAACTACAACCTATTATTTGAATGGTGCGGTTTCCTCCGTCTGGCATAATGTACCGCCTGCAACCCAAGCGGAAGCACTGCTATTACCAGGTAGTAGACAATGGGATTCTGAATCTGGTTGTTATTGTGTG